AGCGGAGAGTGTTACACAGTTCCAAGCGCAAGCGTATAAGGAGATGCTCCCTGCGGAAGGACCTGTTAGCTCTAGGGTGATGGGTAGTGAAACACCGGAGCTCGTAGACCAGGCTAACCGTGTATCTGACTTTATGAACTATCAGATAACCGAGGTAATGGAGGAGTTTGATCCTGACTTGGATCAGATGCTTTATTATCTGCCGTTAGCAGGTTCAGCGTTTAAGAAGACTTATTATGATGAAACTAAAGGTCGTCCGGTTAGTAAATTTGTCAATGCAGAGGACTTAGTCGTTAACTACGGGTCCACTAGCTTACTTAGTGCCGATCGAATTACACACGTCGTGACAATGAGCGGTAACGACATCCGTAAGAATCAATATACAGGGTTCTATCGGGACACTGAGCTTGAAGCAAGTGAACTCGAAGCCTCTGATGTGCAGAAGCGTACTGATGAGTTACAAGGGTTGAGCCCCGTGGTGTTTGAGGGGGATGAGAGTTACGAGCTGTTGGAGTTCCATGTGAACCTCGATCTTGAGGGTTTTGAGCATGAGAGTGAAGAGGGTGAGTTAACAGGTATAGCGCTTCCTTATATTGTTACTATTGAGAAAGATAGTGAGTCAGTGTTAGCAGTGCGTAGAAACTGGGCAGAAGCGGATAGCTTCAGTAAGCGCCTTGAGTTCTTCAGTCATTTTAAGTTTACATCAGGACTTGGTTTCTACGGGTTTGGTCTCGTACATATGATAGGTGGCTTGAGTAAGTCAGTTACTAGTATTTTACGTCAGTTAATTGACGCAGGGACTTTCGCTAACCTACCTGGTGGGTTTAAGATGAAAGGTATGCGCGTAGAGGGGGCTGATGAACCAATGGCTCCCGGCGAGTGGCGAGATACTGACGTCCCTGGCGGTAATTTGCGCGACGCGTTTATGCCACTACCGTACAAGGAACCATCCGCGGTGTTGATGACTTTACTTGGCGCGTTGACTGAAACAGGTCAGCGCTTCGCATCTATTGCGGATGTGCAAGTGGGTGATACAGCTGGGCAGCAACAGCCGGTAGGGACTACGGTTGCGATGTTAGAGCGTGGTACTAAGGTGATGAGTGCAATTCATAAACGGATGCACTATGCGCAGAAATTAGAATTTAAAATCTTAGCTCGTGTGATTAAAGAGAGTATGCCCCCACAGTATCCGTATATGATAGCCGGCGCTGATAAGATGGTGATGCAGACGGACTTTGATGACCGTGTTGATGTTATACCGGTCAGTGACCCTAATATATTCTCAATGGCACAGCGCATTATCTTAGCTCAACAGCAGTTGCAGATGGCATCGCAAGCACCTGAGATTCATAATCTTCGCGCGGCGTATGTATCAATGTATAAAGCTATGGGTATAAGTAATGTGGATGCTCTGCTCGTGCCTGAGGACAAACCACAGGCTATGACTCCAGCGTTGGAGCACGCGAGGGTGTTAGAGAATAAGAAGCTAACGGCTATGCAGGATCAGAACCATCAGGCTCATATTGAGGCGCATATATTGTTTGTACAGAATCCAGCAGTGAGTCAGAATCCGGAGTTCTACGCTAATGTAGTGCAGGATGTGATGCAACACATTGGGTTCCTCGCGCAGAGTCAGGTGCAGGGTATGCAACAACAAGGTATGCAGCAGCAGGCGTTACCGCAGGGTATGCAACAACCTGCACAGTTACCGCAGGGTTTTGCAAACGGCGGTATGGCGCAGTTACCACAAGGTATGCCTCAACAAGGTATACCTCAAGGTCCGTCGGTTGAAGAGATTGAAGCTAAGTTGATTGCTGAGATATTACCTCGCCTAGCACCACCACAGCAGGAAGATCCGCTTGTACAGTTACAAGGTTCGCAGATCGAGATGCAGCGTGAAAATAATAGTCTTGACTATCAGGCAGCACTTGCTAAGATAGAGAGTAGTGAGAACATCGCTTCGGCTAAGATTAGTGCTGACTTAATTAAGGACGATCAGAAAGCAGAGATCGCAGTGGCTAAGGAATCGTTGAATCACTTAGAGCGGCAGGAAGATCGACAGATGCAGGCGCAACAGCAGTTTAATCAACAAGGGGCGATGTAATGGGTAAAAAGAAAACTAAAGGTGCTGCGAGTAAAACTAAAAAGGTTCTCAAAGCACTCGGTAAAGCAGGTGAAGCACTCGGTAAAGCAGGTGGGAAACTAATACCTGGTGTTGGGTGGGCGCTGGCAGCGGATGACTTACGTAAAGGTCAGATTCCTTATTTAGACGACGTTGCTGATATATATTCAGCAGTGGTAGGTAGTCCTGAAGAGGATGCCACGTATCAGGACCGTAAGGCGCAAGTGAAGAAATCACGTAAAGATATGAAACAGAATAAACGTAACTATGAGCAATCGGGCAACCGAGCACGTCGTTATGCAAAAGGTGGTTTAGTAAAGGGTAGGGCGCACACCGCAGGATGCGGCTGTGCTACACAGGGTACGACACATAAACGATAAGGGGTAATATAATGGGTATAAAAGGTAAGGCAATAGGAAGTTTGATTAAATACTTGAAGGGTGCTAGTAAAACTCCAAAGCTTACTGCTAGACAGAAGTTTGAAGCCGGTAAAGCGCGCTCAGCTAAATTAAAAGCCGAGAGAGCTAAGAAAGCGGCCTCCGCTAAGAAAGGAGCGGAAACCAGGGCAGCGAACAAACTCAAGAAAGCTGAGGCTGTAGAGCGGTCTGATAAACTAAAGAGAATGACGAAAGCGCGCAATGCTACTAAGCTTACTAAGGGTAAAACCCCTCGTAAGGCTCGTAAATTAACACCAACTGCGAAGCCTGGTTTCTTGAAATCAACTACTCCACCTAAGTCAACAGCGGGTAAGTTTCCAAAACCTAAGAAAGGACCTAGTGAAACATTCAGAGGTTTGGACAAGAAGACAACTACACTAGGTCAGTTGAATAAGCTTAAACCTCGTGGGCCTGTTAAACCTAAGGTTACAACTACGGCTAAACCTAAGACCACAACGACTGCTAAACCTAAGGTCGCCCGTAAGAAGTCTCCAATTAGGCAGGCATCCAATACTAAAAAACCAATTAAGCACGCTACTAGAACTAAGCGTGTTCTAACACCCGCTCAAAAAGCCCGTGTTGCTGCGCAGCGTAAGCGGTCTAATGAAGCATTGGGTAAACGTAAATCACGTACCACCGCAGCTAACAAAGCAAGGGGTAGGGAACTGGCGGGGCGTGCGGCGCCTGGTGCTATCCTAGCTTCGTTACCGAGAGAGAAACCTAAAGCGGTGTCACCTACCGTTACAAGACCTCGTGCAGCTACAACACCTCGCAAGGCGGGTACTTATAAAGCGGATACTCGTAAAAAAGGAGCGTTGCGTGATACAAGAGGTGAAGTGGTACGCTCTGGCAGCGGTAATGTTGTAAGTACCACCGGTATGGATAGCGTAACCAAAGCTGCGAATGCTAAACTTGAAGCAATGGCTAAAGCGCGTAATACTCGTAAGAAGACTCGCAAGCGTCTCACCCCTGCTGAGCGCCAAGCTGCCGTTGCTGCTAAGCGGAAGGCTCGTGCTACACTAGGTAAATCGAAAACGAAAAGAGCCTATGCAAAAGGTGGGTTAGTTAAACCACGCAGTAAGGGTTATGTATAGTTGGACGCAATAAGTTTATCGGAGCGCTTATTAAAGGCGCTCCGAGCACAGATTGACACCCGATCTCAAGCACTCACCTATGGTAGTGTGAAAGATTGGGAGTCATATCAGAGAGTAGTTGGAGAGGTTACAGGTCTTACTTCAGCTGAACAACTCGTTTTAGACCTGCTTAAGAAAATGGAGACAGTCGATGATGACTAAACCAGCAATAGCCTTCGGTTCTGAAGGTAAGTCTACCGTGGCAGACTTTAAACCGCTACATGATATAAATAAACCTCTTCCTGATGAGGAGGTCTTACTTACCCCTGAGAAAATTGAAGCAGGTGAGACATCGAAACTACCTATGCCCACCGGTTATAGAGTGTTGATTTTACCGTTCTCACCCTCTCAAACTACTAAAGGCGGAATTATATTAGCTGACGAAACGCGAGATCGTGAGAAACTTGCGGCCGTAGTTGGTTATGTAGTCGAGCTCGGCGCAGACGCTTATAAAGATACCGGCAAGTTCCCAGAGGGAGCGTGGTGTCAAAAAGGTGACTGGGTTATTTTTGGTCGTTATGCGGGAGCTCGCTTTAAGATAGACGGTGGTGACATGCGCCTGTTAAATGATGATGAGATTTTAGCAGTTATTGATAATCCCGAAGATATACTTTCGGCATAAACGTGGAGAATACCATGCCTAATGAAAATGTAGTTGAAGATGAGTTAATTGAACTCGAATTAGAAGTCCCAGAAGATGAGGTGGATCCGAGAGCCGCTGACCTAGACGCTAACGCGGTAGATCAGTTATCCCTAGCCCCTACCGTAGAAGCAGATGAAGAAGTAAGTGCAGAAGCCCAAGTTAAGGAATACTTAGAAAGTGATCCAAAACTTCAAGAGTATGGAGACGGGGTTCAGAAGCGTATTAATAAACTCACTTATCAGCGTGAGGAAGCCAAGCGTCGTGAAGACGCTGCTGTGCAGTATGCGCAACAGGTTAAGCAAGAGTTACAGACATATCAACAGCAACAGAGCCAAGTTAATGTTCAGCGTGATACTCAGCTCCAGACGGAGTACGGTAATCGAATCAATGCGGAGTTAGATACTGCGAAGCAGCGATATAAAGATGCCTTTGAGTCAGGTGATGCTGATTTAATTGTTGAAGCTAATAGAGAATTATCGGCGTTGGCGGTAGAGCAGGATTCGATTAAACGTCGAGCACCTCGTACTGAAGCTAAACAAGTTCCTGCTTTTAATGCGCAGACTCAACAGTACTACGCGCAGCAGCAACAGCAGCAGCAACAGCAGCAGCAACGCCCTCAACCTGCTGCGCCAGATGGTCGCGCTACAGATTGGGCAAGTGCTAATGAGTGGTTCGGTGAAGATGAAGCGATGACCCATGCAGCATTGGGTTATCATCGTAAATTAGTGGAGGAAGAGTATCTTGATCCACAGAGTGATGACTACTACGGAAAGATTAATACATAT